TGTTAGCAGAGACATTTTCCCAGGTTTTCCGGCTCGTTTTCGGCCACTTTTTTCAAATAATAAAAGTGGCCGAGATTTTAGTTTTTTCAGATACAATTCATAAAACGAAACCATTAATCATTTAAAAAACATTATTTTTACGTGTTAAATTATACAGCATGAAAATCGGGTTTTAAAAAGAGGGTAAAAAAGTGGCCCCGTGTAAAAGCATGTAAATCGAACATATGTGATTAAACGATAATGCTGTGATATTTTATGTCTAAAATGCTATTTTTAAATAATGGTGTCAAAAAGTGAGCCGGAACGAGCCAAGATTTTGCGAATCTATTTAAATATAAATATATTGATAGAATAAATTCTAATGTCAAATACTGAAATATTTATATGTAATATATGTGAATATGAAACATTCAAAGTCAATAATTGGACGAGACATATAAGCTCGAAAAAACACTGCAATAATATTAAAACACAAAATGCTCATATTATACATGAATGTAAACGTTGTAAATATAAAACGTCAAAAATTAACCATTGGGAGAAACATTTGAATACTATGAAACACAAACATTCGACTGAAGAAAAGAAGACAAAACGTTATGGATGTACTAATTGTAGCAAAAGTTACAAATATTTATCAGGATTAGATAATCACTTGAAAGAATGTAGGATAAATCAGTCTAGCACAGAAAAAAATGAATTTTCTATGGAAGATAAATTGTTTCAAAAAATCGATTCTCTACTTGAACAAAATACACATTTACAAAATAAATTGCTTCAAATAGCAAAAGAACCAAAAATACATAAGCAAACAAATAATTTTAACATTATACAATATTTGAACAATGATTGTAAAAACGCTATGAATTTATCTGATTTTTTAAACAATTTGAATGTGACATTTCAAAATTTAGATATTATTGAGAAACAAGGATACTTAAGAGGTGTTCAAGATAGCTTTGTAACCTCTCTAAAGCAACTTGAACAAAACCAACGTCCAATACATTGTACTGATCATAAACGCAAACAATTTTACATAAAAGATAACGATCAATGGGATAAAGACACAAATCAAGAAAGTATCCAAAAAGCTATACGTGAATTAAACACACTTCAATTACAAACATTATATTCTTGGCAGAATTTGAATCCAAACTGGTTGAATGAAGAAGGAAAACGAGACAAAGTGAATCAAATAACACAGCAACTGACTTCTATGTATTCTTCCAAAGCTGAAGATATGAAGAAAAAAATTATGACTGAAATCAGCAATGTTACTCTTTTGAAAAAGACTACTTAATCTTACATTTTTCAAATGCCCCAGTTTTGTCAATATGCTACTTGTTCAAAACGCACTTCATTTGGATACAAAGATAGAACCCGTGAATTTTGCTCTGTTCACAAACTGCAAGGTATGATCAACTTGAATCTAAATAAAATGTGTATAATATGTAATTCTGTTAGGGCAACATTTGGTTTACAGCAACGGACACACTGTGGAAGATGTAAAACCGAAAATATGACAGATTTTAATCATCAAAAATGTAAATGTGGTATATCACCTTCGTACAATTATCCGACGGAATCAACACCAAAATTTTGTGCACAATGTAAAAAAGAAGGTATGGTAAACAAAAAAGGTGTTATGTGTCTTGATTGTCCCGTCGGACAAAGAGGTAACACAAAATACAGAAATTATTGTACATTTTGTTTCACGAATCGCTTTCCATATGATCCCCTTACTTCTCTTATCCGAACCAAATCGAAAGAAAATAAGGTAAAGGAATTTATTAACTCGAATTTTGAAGGTTTTGTACATGATAAGAGCATTTATACAAACGGTTGCGATTGTACAAGTAGAAGAAGGTTAGATCATTTCAAATTAATTGACAATACATTATTAGTTGTGGAAACTGATGAACGACAACATAAACATTATAATCAAAAAAATGAAGAGAATCGTTATGACGATTTATTCATGGTACATAGTGGAAAGTGGATTTACATTAGATTTAACCCTGACACTTATACGTGTAATGGTAAGACATTTGATCCGAATATGAAAATCCGATTACAACGGTTGAAGAAAGAAATAGAAAAACAATTACTTCGTATTGAGAAAGGACAAAATAGTGATCTTGTAGAAATTATAAAATTATATTATGATAAACCATGATTGGATTCAACATAATATAATGTTGTCAAAATAACGATATATTGTTTTAGTTGTATTGCGTGTATCTTCTTAATCAATCAATATATTGATACAAATTAAGAGTATTCAAATATGGAATGTTCATGGCTCCCTTACCATGTTTCATTGCTGTGTGACACCACAAATTTGAAATACCACCATATTTGGAGGTTAAACATATTACAATATCATATGTTTGTTTTTCTAGAAATAAATTGATAATTTTGTATATGAAGAACCAATGATTGTATTTTACGAATTTGTCGACATTTATTATGCTTGCCTTTCGATTTGTTTGTACTGGAAATGAATTGTCTACTACTACAACGATTTTTTTGGAGTTCAAATATTTTATTAAAGTGAGAAACATGTCTTTATCGAACAACGCAGAATTAATGTATGGTTTATTGAGCATTTCAAATATAGTATTATTTTCTAATTTTTTATGGATATAAAAACAATCAGAATGAATTAAAGCGTCTGCATACAAAGTACTATATGTTTTCACGTCATTTTTATTTATCGTGTTTATCCCACAAGACTCTACTAACTTTAATTCGTGTTTTGTGTTATATGAATACATGTGTTTAAGAGCTAATTGAGTTGGGTATTTACACGCGCTAGTTATCAAAAATGTTCGTTGTTGTATAATGTTGAACAAAGTATCAGATTTCAACTCTTTATAGTTTGGTTTGAGTTCATAAGACAAATATGGATATACATAGATACATTTATTTATAATTGTATTTTTAGGTTGTGAATTATCTACAATATAGGTCTTTTGTGTGTGGTTGATTCTGATTCTAAGTGGTTCGTTGTATATGATGAATTTATCTTGACTTAATTTGTGTATCAAAATATTGTCACAGCCTGGTACATCTAAACAAACGTTATATTTTTGAATGGATTTGGGTAAGTTATTTGTATGAAATAGCCACGCACCTTGAGAATCAGACCTAGGCCAGATTTTGCGTTCTTCAACCATACAAAGATTACAAAAAACAGAACGCGAAGTCGATAGTACAGTTGTAAATATGTTTATCAATGTATTGTCAAAATATATATCTGGATTACATAATACTACATATCCATTGCTATACATAGCATATTTGAAAAAATCTTCAAAACTAATTCGTTTTCCAATGATTATTTCGTGTATTTTTTCTCTTTCTATCGAATTTATCCCATACTCTTCATTCGTATACGATCTTTTATTTAATAGATAAATTTTATCTATATATGGACACTCAATATTTTTCTTTAGTGCAAATTTTATTTCACTGTATTTTTTAGAATTTGAATCAATAGAAAATTGGTAAAATACATAAATTGGGAACACTTTTTGGTGATCCAGATATTTTGGTGGATTATATTTGCATAACTTTTTTAACATAAAAAATATTGTATAATATATTATGTCATTTAAATATATTACAATAAAAATATGAAAAAACAGTGTTTAGTCATTAATCCACAACATGGACTGTGTAATAGATTAAGGGCGATAGGAAGTGCTTATAGTATCGCAAAAGCAAATAATTATAAATTATATATTCATTGGATTAGAGACGAACATATTAATTGTGAAATAGAAGATATCATAAAAAATATTGATGAATTGGCAACAGTAGTTCATACGATCAACTTGGAAAACTTCGTAATTTACAATTATATGGAGATTGAAGGTGGAAAACAAGAACGCATTTATTTATCTTCGAATAAAATTTATTGTAAATCAAGCTCTACATTGCAGCACCTAGACGCATTTAATTACCTGAAAGAATTTACGGAGAGGATATGTTATCCTAAACACGTTTATGAATTGGTAAATAGTATAGATGTTTCACATTGTATTGGTTTGCATATTCGAACAATTGATTACGGACGTTCATACGAAAACCAATATCAAAATTGGACGAATAAAGAAAATGAAGTGATGAATTATCACAGAGAACGTTCTGATTGTCAACAGTTTATGAATCAAATCAATATGATTCTTCAAAAAAATAACCATGCTACATTTTTTGTTTGTTCGAATGAAAAAAATGTGATAAACAAACTAATCCGTTTTTACGGTAAAAATAGAATAATAACGTTACACCGAAATAGCTATGATAGAGGTCTAGATAATGTTATTTATGCGATTGCTGATATATTATTATTATCTTGTTGTGAAAGTTTTTACGGTTCATATTGGAGCTCATATAGTGAATTCGTATGTACTCTTCGAAATAATCGCAATTCCATATATAGTAATACGTTTCTGTGTAACAAAGACATAATAAATAATGCTTTACAAACTAATGTTAATTGTGAAAAAATACAAAACGGAAACACTATACTAACAGCATGTATGAATAGATTAGATAATTTGATGGTTAGTTTAAAAAGTTGGTTGGAAATTGATGATATAGATGAGATTGTTATTGTAGATTGGGGATCAACAATTCCAATAAATATTGATACTGACTCAAAAAAAGTAAAAGTATATCGAGTCGATAATGTGGATAGTTGGTGTTTAACAAAAGCATATAATTTTGGTATCAAATGTTGCACATTTACAAATATATATAAGCTTGATTGCGAAACAATTGTAAAGAATAAAAACTTTATAGCACGATATCCATTAAATAACAATAAATTTTACAGAGGTAATTGGGAAAAAGTTAATGAAACGAATGATTTACAAATAAATGGAACATTATTTTGTACACGTGAAAATTTAGTGAAATGTAATGGTTATAATGAGAATATTACTACATATGGTTGGGATGATGATGACATATATGAAAGATTGGATTTTTTACAAAGAATTGACATAGACCCGTTTGATTTTCAATTCATACAACACGATGATGAGTCAAGAGCGACAAACATAGATACATGTTGGAATAGGATTCATTCAACACAATTTAATCGTATCATGACAACAAAAGATCAAAAATATTTGTCTTGGAATGTAAAATGTCTACAATCAACGTTTTCAGAAATTAAGCCTCGTGTATTTATATTGAATTCAAGTTATAACATTGACTACAAAATTATAAGAGATAATTTTACTGAAACGATTGACTTTGTAAACCAAAACTACAACTAAAGTGAACTGTTGTATAGTAAAAATCTGTAATTATAATTTTATTACCTTATATCATAACATATTAAAATTATAATGTCTTGTTTTTGGAAAGCATTAATTGAAAAACTAGACACAAACGAAATACAACCATGAAAACGCGTTTACATTTTTCCAATGACTGATTTTATGTGGTCTTTATCCCGAATAATGTGGTGAAGTAATGAAAATTCTTGTTGTTGTGCTTGAAATCATGAGTTTATATAATGAATGAATTAATAAAATAAAAAAAAACTTAGATATTATGGTAAAAGATAAATGTGAAATTGAAATTTCAGATAAAGAGGTAGATTATTCTTCTTGTAGGAGAAATTTTGATTTTGACAATATCACTTTTGAATTAGACCTGAAGAGTATTTACTATATCGGTGAGAGTTTAGAATTCATTCAAGGTTGTTAAATTCGTTTCATTTCTACGTGTAATTATTTGGGTGTTTGTATTGAATATTTTAAGATCTGTTGGATTTTAATATATTATAAAAGATAACATGTAGACAATAAAATTCATATGAATATACATGAATTTGAATACGTCTATGTAGCAAAATTGATTTATATTTTTATTCAATCGTCAAACAAAATCCAAAAAACCAAACACGATCAAGATGATATTGCATAGGTGCTCTGAATGTAAACAACTAGGACATAACAAGAATAAATGTTCGTACAAAACTGTATATGATACACTGTTTATGTTTCCTCGAGATGTTATCAATATAATTTTTGACTTTAAAAGTAGTTTAGAGTACAGAGAACTTAGAACACAATATTTTCAATGCAAGGTTGTACCAGAAATTCAATATATATTATCTTTACACCAGTCAACTATTATTATTCGCGACAAGTTACGTATATTAATGAAAATTCTCAATGAAACTATTGGAACTAGGAATAGAATCGGTATGATAACGAATATACTAAATTTATATGTTGATTTTTACTGGTTGATTGATAAAGATCCAGAAATAAATAGGTTGAAAGTGTGTGTGCGGACTGCTTTAAAGCGAATGTTTTATGTTGATAACTGGACGAATGCGTCGATTTATCACAATCTACTTTACAATTCGTATTTACCAGATGAATAAAAATGATAATATTGTTGTATTTTATTCATGACTCACAATTTTTGAATCGTTTCTCTCTTTGACATACATTAAATTCTATTCTATAGAACAAGATAACTCAATAGAAATCGTTTTAGGTTTAGTTATTACTGGCACATGCTCTGGATCACTTGAAAGCTGTCTGTTGTCATTTTCTCCAAATACTTTTACTTCGCCATTTTGCATATAAAAAGCACAGGTGTGAATACTACATTGTATATACTGAACATTGGATAAAATGTGGTAAGGCTGATTTTCTCTTGGAATGCGTTTGTATGTACCTGTTATATAAGCATTATTATCGTCGTCTAAATATATGCTATGATTAATCTTTTTTGAAACTGCTATATCTACAATTTTGTTTTTAAATGGTATGATCTCAGGTAATGAATGATAATTTTGAAAGGATATATCGTCATCGTCACTACTACTGTCTTGAATTATTTCGTCGATAGGCATGTTTGATTCTTGGAACAATTCACCCAATCCGTATACCTGACCTTGTAATATTTATTTAGTGTTTGTGTTTGAGACGCCCAGTATTGTGTAACGATTTGAATAAACATAAAAAGAAATTACCAGTCGCAAGAAGAATCAAAATGTGGTTACTGCCAACAGATATTTTTTTGATAGTTCTACCAAGCCCTAATCTTAACCCTTTGATACGAACCATTCTGACATTTTTTTGGTAAGTATTGCGTTTCTTATACAAAATATATTTACCTGTGTGAAAAATGTAATATATAAATGCACATATCGTTCACGATATCATTTTGATTTCATAATCCTTACTCACCCCATGTTAACAAATTAACTCGATCATGAGTGACTGCGTAAAAATGACCATCTGCGACGCCAATGTCAACAACTCTGGTTGAAGACAACATACACACTTCAAGGGGTACTGAACTATCAACAAAATCGTAAGATAAATCTTGTTGCACTCCATGACTGTGCTTACCCCATGTAAATACTTTCCCTTCTTCGCTTAGACATATTGCTGTGTTGTCATGCGAATCAATTTTAACGATCTTTATCTGATTGGTTATGGTTGTTGGTTTGTATCTTGCACGACAGTCAGCTACACCTAACACACCGAATTTGTTTCTACCACACCCTAAAAGTCGTCCGTCATTCGTTAATATAAATGAATACCTAGATATTCAGTAGTTTAAAATATGTTTGTTTGTATTCTTATGCTTTGCTTTTGAGTATTAAACAAAAAAACACACAATTTAAAACATTACATGTTGTTAGCGACTATTTTTCGTATACCAACCTGGCTGTGTTGTGGGATACGTATAAATCCAACCCAACCATCTTTGCTCGAATCTGTTGATTAGTTGTTTGGTTGAGTTCCTGTTTTATGTAATAATTGATTGATCAAAACAATAATGTTGAATTAAACCTTTTGTTCCAATACATAGCTGTCCCCAATAATTGTTTCCACGAGAATACCAGTGCTTATTGGAAGGCAACTTTAAAAAAGTATGATTGAATCCAGTTGACCAAATGAACTTGGTATCACATTTGACATGCATATCGATTAAGTACTTCGAAAGCAATGCGCCTATGTAATATTTTATTTAAAATACAGTTTTGCGACCGATATATGTATTTTTTATAGATATAAATGGATCAATGATAAATGTAAAAAAAACTTACTTACCATAATTTATGTGAGTATCCATGATGCCAATATTGACATTGGTTAACAATGCAATCACTTTCAGTGAATGATAAAATGCTTTGGATACAGCAAAACATGTGTTAAGGTCTATGGAAGACAGAAAATTGATTATTTCTATTTGGATTTGGTCAGGTAGGTGTTGTCCAAATAATGGTTTCCAAGTCAAAGCGAAATTCATTGGTAAGCTATTAAAGTATATTAAAAAGGTTAACACCACAAACACAAAATATAGGCGAACAATATAGAAACAAGATAGAAGAGTATTTTGTTGTATTTAAATGAATTTATTTTTAAAAATTATACGCTATGCAAACGTTGGTTGTATAATGTATTCCTTAGCTAAATCAATAATATTATCAAAAATCATTCTCTTTCTTATGCAATTTAGTAGGCGTCAAAGGTGTTGAAAACCTACATTCACTGTGCATCATGCGTTGAATCTGAGGTGTTTCGTAGTTGTTACCAAAATCGGGTGTTGCCGCACAGTTGAACAGATTTCTTGGTGCAAGTGGCGATGCGTTAAAAGCTCCGCCTTCGTCGTTATTGTGACTTTCTGGGACAGATTCCATCGATATCGAAACTGGAGTAGCTAAACTTGAAATATGCGTTGGTGTTTGCACATGTTGTAAACATGTGGGTTGATTAAATGGACTTCCAAATTGATCCTTTAATGCATCTGGGAACTGTGATTGGAAAGAAGTATCCATATCGATATCGATATCATTATATTGATCATTATCAATATGTTCGATCTTTCTTTTCTGACCGATTGAAGGTACGGGTACATGATTGGCCTCAGTGGAAGTAGCAGGATTAGCCTCAGTGGAAGTAGCAGGATTAGCCTCAGTGGAAGTAGCATAGACAGGATTGGCCTCAGTGGAAGTAGCATAGACAGGTTTGGCCTCAGTGGAAGTAGCATAGACAGGATTAGCCTCAGTGGAAGTAGCATAGACAGGATTGGCCTCAGTGGAAGTAGCATAGACAGGATTCGCCTCAGTGGAAGTAGCATAGACAGGATTAGCCT